TATCAATATATCCAAAATAGTTTATTATAAATATTAATTTATAATTATTATTTGTAATTATACTAGTTAAATATTCAGTGTCAATATCAAAATTATTATTTATTTTATAATAATCAAAATTATCAAAACAATTATATATAGAATCACATAAATAATTGGGTATTAAACACTTTTCATTATTTTTATTAATTTTTTTTAATATTTTTTTTATAGCAATTCTCCCAGTAGCATAGAATAAATTATTAGAATCAAATTTTATATTTAAATTATAATCTGAACCGATTTCCATTATAAATAATGTTGATATTATTTATAATAATATCAACATTATTTATAATGATATATTTAAGACCCTTAAAATCTTACGATATTGAAAATTTATTTAAAATAAAAAGTAACCCTTTGAATTTCAATAAAAAATTTACAAATTTTGATACAAAAACAGTTACGAGAGAATCCATAAAAGCATGGTTTTATAATTTTATTAATGAAATAGATACTGTAAGATTAGGAATATGTTTATCAAATAATAATATTTTAATAGGATGTATCACTCTAGGAAAAGTAGACTATAAAAATTCTCTATGTGAATTACACATTAATATTGACAATTTATATCAAAATAAAGGATATGGTAAGCAATCCTTACTACTATTATTAGAATATATTAAAAATATTTTAAAAATAAAAAAAGTATACTTAAATGTCCATAAAGAACATATCAATGCTATTCATTTATATAAAAAAATTGGTTTTAATTTAATTAAAGAACTAAATAACAATTTCAATACAATGGAAATAAATTTATTTAACCGTTTTAACATATAAAATGTCATAATTTTATTCTCCAATTTTTATTTTTTTTTTCTGTGTAGAATGTTGTGTGTTAGTTCAACTATATATAACAAAACCAATATAATAAATAGGGCATTTTATATGTTAAAAGGGTTAACGTAATTATTTATTTCTTACAGTAAAATTAAGCCTTTTCCCATTTATTACTTTAACTTCTAAATTTTTTCTTTATAATGATGTATTACTAAAATATATTAAAAAAATTATATATTATTTAATATAAATGAATAAAATATCTAAACTGTCCAAACTTTGTAGTTCGTTGACAATAGGAAAAAATAATATGATAGGTGATAATGTTAAAATAATGGAAAATGTTATTATTGGTAATAATAATAAAATCTATGATAACACAATTATTTATCCAAATACTACAATAGGTAATAATAATATTTTTTTAAACAATAATAAAATAGGAGAGTTAGGGGTTCAATCACATATTAATTACGAAAATTTCGAATTTAAATACAACGGGTTAGAAATAGGTGATCATAATTTTTTTCATGTAAATAATATAATTTTTAATGGGTATGAAAACAAAACAATTATAGGGAATAACAACAAATTTTTATCAGAAGTAACTGTACATCATGATACAATTATAAAAAATAATGTGATTTTATATCCACGTGCTATAACTGCTGGATTTTCTAAATTATTAAATAATTCAGTAATGGGTATGAATTCTTCAATACAACAACGACAGGTTTTGGGACAATACTCGATGATTGGAATGAATAATATTGCATCACATAATGTTTTTCCATTCTTCATATATTTTAATAATAAATATATTAGATATAATACACACGCAATCCCAGCAGATTTTGAAATAAATAAAATAAATTTAAAAGAAATTATTGATTATATCAAAAAAAATTCATTCAATGAACATGTAAATAAAAAAATTAACAGATTACCTGAAAATATAAGAAATATTATTTTAGAGTTCTACATTAATTTAAATTCTGGTAAAAAAATTTAAATATTATCTATATATTTAATATAGTAACTTATTATCTGTTATATACCAATAAAATTATTGCTCGATTATTTGTTTAATTTCTTCGATCATTTTTTGTTCGTTTAAATTATTTTTTGCATGGACGTGTCCTTCTTTGCGTATTTTATTAAACAATTCTATATTATCAAATATATAATTTATTTGAGGATTTAAATCTTTACTAAAATCCATTAAATAACAATTTTTCATATTTACTAATCCTATTTCACCAATATATTTTTCTTCTTTTAATGGCATTACAAGCAATGATCCTGAACCTAGTATTTCAAATGTTTTTAATAAAATAGCATGTGTATTTATCTTATTTGGATAAACACTCGTTGAAAAACACGCAAAATATGAATGTAATCGTTTATTATAAATAAATTCTTTTGAAATAATATCATTCCCACCAAACTTATATTTATGAACAATTAATGTTTTATTGGTTATTGATTGTCTATCAAGTATACTTCTTTCTGGATAACAGGATCCTCTACTTCCCGAAATTAATAATTTATTTTTAGGATTATGATTAAATTCTAAAATACTTTCATTATAACAACACCAAGTATTTTTAAATATAAGATTATTTTCCCATTTCTTAATTTAGTATAATTATTCATATTTAAAAATTGCGTAAAATTATCGTTAATAGTATGTGTTATATTATCAATTTTGGTTACCATCCAGTCAAAAGGATATGATACGTGTTTTAAATTATTTTTTTTTAATATCATAGAAGTTAAACAATAATTTCCCAAACTCACAAAAATTTTTGAATTATTTTTATCATTTTTATCATCATTATCATAAAACATTTTGTAATATATAATATATATATATATATATATATATATAAATGAGTAAACTACATTTTAAAACAAATACAGATATTAGGGGCAAGTTAATTGCAATTGATTCTGAATTTGATTTACCATTTGATATAAAAAGAATATTTTACATAAAAGATTTAGATAATAATGAAAGAGGATTTCATGCACATAAAAAATGTTTGCAAGTATTAGTAGCCATTCAGGGTAGTTTTACACTAAAATTGGATAATGGTTTTGACAAAAAGGAATTTATATTAAATAAATATAACGAGGGTATATTAATACCATTATTTAATTATTTAACTATGTCCAACTTTTCAGATGATTGTATTATAATGGTTATTTGTTCTTATAAATATGATGAAACTGAATATATAAGAGATTACGATGAATTTTTAGAATTAGTTAGAACTAATGGTATACAAAATACTAAAAATATAGCAAACTTTTCTTTAAAAAAACAGACAGAAACTATAAAGGACATTATTATGAATAAAATGGAAGATATTATTGATAGGAATGCCTTTGTGATGGGCAAAGATGTTTTAGAATTTGAAAATAAATTTAAAGATTATAATAAAATACAAAATTGTATAGCAATAAGCAATGGTTGCTCAGCACTAAAAGTGAGTATTAAATCATTACAGTTAAATAATCCTAAAATATTAGTTCAAGCAAACACTTATGTTGCAGTACCATTAGTTTGTGAAGAATTAAATATACCATATGAAGTAATAGATATCAATGAAAATTTATTATTAGATTTGGATAAATTGGAAAAATATTTTGAAAATAATATGGATAATGAAATTAATTATATTGTAATTATCGTACATTTATATGGAAATTCTGTAGATATGCATAAATTGATGAAAATGAAAAAGAAGTTTAATTTTAAGTTGATAGAAGATGCTGCACAGGCGCATGGATCTGAATATGACAATAAAAAACTAGGCACTTTTGGAGATTTAGGTTGTTTTTCATTTTATCCAAGTAAAAATTTGGGCGCATTCGGAGAAGGTGGTGCTATTATTACCAATAATAATGATTATGCAAAATTTTGTAAGTATTATAGAAATTATGGGTCAATTAAAAAATATGAATGGGAAATTATTGGATCAAATGAAAGAATGCATAATTTGCAAGGAGGGATTTTATCCATAAAATTAGATTTTTTAGATAAATGGAATAAAAATAGATTAAAACTTGCTAATGTTTATATTGATAATATTAAGAATGTCAAAATAAAAATTTTAACTCCTATAGATAAATGTGTTTCTAATTATCATCTTTTTATAATTTTAACCAAAGAAAGAGACTCTTTAAAAGATTTTTTGGAAAGAAATAATATTTCTTGTGCCATTCATTATCCCAAACCTTTTTACGAAAGCAATGCGTATGAACATATTAATCCATCAAATATACCAATAATGGATGAATTTAAGAATGACTTGTTGTCTCTCCCAATGTATCCGGAATTAACAGTTGAAGATGTAATGAGTGTTTGTGAAAAAATAAATGAGTTTTAATTTTGAATTATAGTAACTAAAACCTTCACTACATAACTAAAACTTTCGTTAACTAAAACTTTCGTCACAATATAGTAATATTATTTTTCATTCTTTCTAACGTTTTCCTTACCGAAACCCTTATATGATTGATTTCGGGAAACATCGAAATAAGTTTAGTTGTATCTAAACAATCATTCGAACGACCTCCTGCTAATATTTTATCTTGATCTTCTTTTGAGAAGTTTTTCCAGGTAAATTCAGGATCAATAATTTCTTTATACATATCCAGAATTTCATTATGTGTAACAACGCCGGGGTTGGTGAGATTAACAGTCCCTGTTATATTTTTCTTGGCCATTTCAATAACACATGGTAATAAATCATCCAAAACGGTCATTGAATTAGGTATAGAGCAGATATATTCGTATGTAATAATTTTAGTAATAAAGTTTCTAGGTTCTAATTTATCAATAAGAGGCATTCTAATTCGTAAATTTAAACAATTATCTTCTAGTAGATGCATTAGTTCATCTGTATATCCTTTTACAGTTGAATACGAAGATTCAAAAAAGTTAGGTAAATCTTTTTCACAGAACCCTGTATTTTCATCTCCAAATGGGTGTTTTTCATCATATTTAAATATACATCCAGTTCCTAAGTAAGTAAAGTGTATGTTGTGTTTTTTACAAAGCAAACCTAAAACAATAGGAGAAAAAAGATTGTCTCGAACATTTTCTTTGATTTTACCTTTTTGTTCTAAATAATCTATTGTTGTATATTTGGTTCCGTCTTCTGTAGTTCCATGAGTTCGGCCTATAAAACTCATAACATGTGTAGGTTTTTCTAAAAGCAATTCTTCTTCAACTGCCTTTTTATTTTCAGCACGAGATTTAGCACAAACAAAATGAATGTTTTGTTTGTGTAAAAGTTTAATAACCATCGATCCAATCCATCCTTTATGTCCAAAAATTAAAAATTTCATATTTTTAATTTTATTCATATAATATATATGGATGAAAAAATAAACTTATTAGTTACGGGAGGGTGTGGATTTATAGGATCTAATTTTATTAATTATATTTTTAAGAAAAATAAATACAATATTATTAATTTTGATGCCATGTACTACTGCGCAAATGAAAGCAATGTGAATACAGAAATTAGAGAATCGGAAAATTATACACTTATAAAAGGTAACTTGTGTTCAGAAGATTTAGTAACTCATGTTTTAGAAACACATAATATTGATGAAGTCATTCATTTTGCTGCACAAAGCCATGTTCAAAATTCATTTGAAAATTCCTTGCAATTTACCAAAGATAATATATTAGGAACACATGTGCTTCTTGAATGTTGTAGGAAGTATGGAAAAGTAAAAAAAATTATTCACGTGTCAACCGATGAAGTATACGGTGAGTCTATGAATAATGTGAATGAAAATCATAAAACGGAGCACAGTATTTTATGCCCAACAAATCCATATGCGGCAACAAAGGCGGGTGCAGAATTGATAGCACAATCATATAATCATTCATTTAACATGCCTATTATTATTACTCGAGGAAACAATGTGTATGGTCCTAACCAATATCCCGAGAAATTAGTACCAAAATTTATTAAACTGTTAAACGAAGGAAAGAAAGTAACTATTCAAGGTCAAGGAACTTCTGTTAGAGCGTTTTTACATGCCTATGATACAGCAACGGCATTTGAATGTATATTAAATAAAGGCATTGTAGGGGAGATTTATAATATTGGATGCAATGAAAAAATGGAGTACTCTGTTAAAGAAGTTGCAAAAATATTAATTAAAATGATCAAAAAAACAGAGAATTACGACGAATGGATCGAGTATGTTGAAGACAGACCTTTTAACGATCAGCGATACTATATTAGCAATCAAAAATTAAGAGATTTAGGTTGGGAAATAAAAATAGATTTTATGGATGGTTTAAAAAATTTAGTAAATGAAGAATAATATCACACATTAATATATATATGTGTGGTATTATTGCAGGAATTTCCCCCAAGTTGTAGAGATATTACTTTTAGGTTTAAAACAGTTACAGAATCGTGGATATGATTCTGCTGGAATTACAACGGTTGTAGATAATAAATTTCAAACAACTAAATATGCGTCTGGAGAGAATTCTGCTCTAGAGAAATTAGATAAAGAAAAAGAGAAACACATTACAGCATCTATAGGTATTGCTCATACCAGGTGGGCTACTCATGGGCCTAAAACAGACACGAATAGTCATCCCCATTTAAGTCAATTAGGTAATTTTGTTCTAGTACATAATGGTATTATTGAGAATTATTTGGAATTAAAAGAGGAGTTAAAAAAAAATAATATAATTTGTGTTTCAGAGACGGACACTGAAGTTATTGTAAATACTATTGAGTTAAATTATTTACTTGAAAAAAACGTTGAAAAAGCCATAGAAAAAACATTATTGCAATTAGAAGGAACATGGGGATTGGCTATTTTATCTCAGTATGAGCCCAATGTTATGTATTGTACTAGAAAAGGAAGTCCACTTTTAGTGAGTGTAAATGGTAATATTGGGTTAGTAGCGTCTGAACAAACTGCTTTTTGCAATAAAACTAATAATTACATAGTGTTGGAAAATCATGATATTTGCAAGTTAGAGTTAAACAAAGAGAAAGTTATCATGACTACTCGAAATACCTATGATAAAATAGACGTTAAAAATAGTAATTTATCGTTGACCCCGTTCCCATTTAAACATTGGACAGAAAAAGAGATTTATGAGCAAGTAGACTCGTCATTAAGAGCCATTAGTTTAGGAGGTAGATTACTTTCAAACGATAAAGTAAAATTAGGCGGTTTATCTGAACAAAAAGAACAACTATTACAAGTAGAAAATTTAATTTTATTAGGATGCGGGACATCTTATTTTGCAGGAATGTGTGGTAAGAAATATTTTAAAGATTTATGTATATTCAACTCAATACAAGTTATTGATGGCGCAGAGTTTGAATTAAATGATATACCAAAAAAAGGTAAAACAGCATTGGTTTTACTTTCACAATCTGGAGAGACAAAAGATCTTCATCGTTGTTTAGAAATGTGCAAAGACACCGATGTAACAACGATAGGTGTTGTAAATGTAGTGGATTCTTTAATATCACGAGAGGTTGATTGTGGTTGTTATTTAAATGCGGGTAGGGAAGTAGGTGTTGCTTCTACAAAATCATTTACATCACAAGTTATTATTTTATCGATGATGGCTATTTGGTTTGCTCAAACACATGATATAAATTTACAAAAACGAAAAAAACATATCAAAGATTTAAGAAAACTTTATTTAAATATTGAAAAAACCTTATCAAAAAATGATATTGATAAATTACTTACAATATTTGACAAACAAAATAATTGTTTTATTTTAGGAAAAGATAAAGGTGAAGCCATTGCGCAAGAGGCAGCACTCAAAATTAAGGAAATTTCATATATTCACGCTGAAGGATATAGTTCTAGTAGTTTAAAACATGGTCCATTTGCATTGTTAGAAAAAGATTTTCCAGTTATTTTAGTTGCGCCTGAAAACAAGTATTTTGCTAAAAATATGAAT